GGAAAAACCAAGAACAATTATCACAACTCTCCCGTCGGGTGAAACGAGTGACTACGTCATCAAGCATATGCTGAAGACACTTAGCCCACTTGATACCATCATTGACTGTTCCAATGAGTACTATAGAACATCGAGAACTCGTGGCGCATACCTCGCCGCTCGGGGTGTTCGCTACATTGGCGCAGGTCTATCTGGCGGTGCCAAAGGTGCGCTCCACGGCCCATCACTGATGCTTGGTTGTACGAGACGAGCGTATGAAAACAATAAGGATTTCCTTGAAGTCTTTTGTAAAAATGTGACATACATGGGTAATGACTTTGGTCATGGTCACTACACAAAGATGGTTCATAATGGTGTGGAATATGGAATGCTTCAAGGTATGGCTGATGTCTATTCGTACTGTAATCAAGATCAACAAGCTATGTTGGACATCATGAATGACGCCTATGGTAGTGATATTGACGGATTTCTTACAAACTCTGCAATTGATGTTCTCAAGAAGTATGAAATCCACAAGATCTCTGATATTGCCCAAATGAATGAAACGGGGCGATGGTGTGCGCAAGTTGGTTTGGAATATGATGTTCCAACACCAATGATCAATTCAGCCCTGAATGCTCGCATGACCAGTTCATATACAAAGTGTCTAGATACAAGACAAAAGACGAATATCTTTTGTGATAGACTTGTGGCTTTGAATACACTTCGTTTTGTTTTTGCGAGTTCTCTCGTTGAAGGGTACGACCTCATGGGTACAAGAAATATCAAAAAGAACCGCATTCAAAAAGCTTGGTCAAAGGGTACAATCATTGAATGTCCTATGGTGGGTGCCGATTTGTATGAAGTCATGGAAGAAACTGCTGATGACGCGCGTACATTTGTTATGCATTGTGCGATGTCTCACATTCCATGCCCAGCAGTTCAAGCTGCTCTCACCCAATTTGATTTCAAGCGTCAAAGAAGAACATCAATGAACTTTTTGATGGCTCAAAGAAATCATTTTGGACAACATAAAATTATCGAAGCTTAATGTAATTTAAAAAAATCAATATTTATTCATAAATAATGGTCACAGTTGATAGTTATAAAAAGGAAAGAATTTTTCATTTTAAAAACGTGATTTCGGAAGAAGATTGTAAAGAACTTATAGATACAATCGATATTTATACAACACACACACCAAAATTAGATCATAAGCTCGGTAATAATATAAGAGCTTATGTTATTGATCCCTCTTTTATAGATGACAAAAATAAAAAAGATAAATGTGATAAAATTATTATAGAAACAATTAAAAATTTAACATCAACTATAAATCAACCCGAACTTGTAAAATATGTAGAACGAGTAGAATTAAGAAAGATATGGGGTAAAACAAAAAATCACATAGACGGAATAGTGAGTGATCCAGATTCTAGACATTTATTAAGAACTATGTCTGTAATAGTTTGTTTAAATAGTGATTATGATGGTGGAGAACTTTGTTTTCCAGAACAAGATTTTAAAATAAAATTAAAAGCTGGAGAAGTGTTGGTATTTCCACCTTATTGGACACATCCACATTATTCAAATGAACTAAAAAATGATACATATAGATATACTATAACCACTTGGTTTTGTCAATGATGTATCTTCTTCTGTGCAAACCAATTGTGATTGTACCACAAAATATATTAAGTGCCAAAGAGTGTCGTGTCGTACATGTAAAACCCACACAAAATGAAAAAATTGTAGAAGTTGAGGTTTTAGATGCACCACCAATTAATATCCAAGATAAAGTATATGCAGAAGCACGTGTATGCGATCCTTCTCTCGATCCTTCTGGGACATGCGTATTATCAGATGATGGAAGCATCTCTCCCAACTGAATCAAATTGTAGTTACATGGCAGCACCAATGACAGACTATCTCGCCTTTCTATGGGGATTTATTCTGGTTGGCTACGGATTCAAATACGACAATGCTGTGCTCACAGTTTTGGGTGCTTCAATTGTAGTCGAACATATATTTCAATATATGAGGAAAGTCTAAGTTATTTTTACAACCTTGTGAGATTCTAAAAATAACGGGAAGATGGTTCGAACATCTGACCTTCGGGTCGTTCTGAAACGGCGAAAATTACCATTTTCTATGAGCCCGACACGCTAAACCACTGCGCCACCCCGTTGTGCATCTAGTGCGGTTCGAACGCACGATCTTCTCCTTACTAAAGAGACGCCTTACCACTTGGCCATAGATGCAAAAATCTCCCTCGATCGGAATCGAACCGATGACTTCTCGATTAACAGTCGAACACTCTAACCAACTGAGTTACAAGGGAATAAGTAAAACTCTCTCGATCGGGATCGAACCGATGACTTCTCGATTAACAGTCGAACACTCTAACCAGCTGAGTTACGAGAGATCCAGCCTACTGGATTCGAACCAGTGACCCACTGATAACAGTGAATATAAATAGTGTAAAATAACGCACACTACAGTCAGTTGCTCTTCCAACTGAGCTAAGGCTGGGTGAAAGCTTCCACCAGGGATCGAACCTGGGTTGTTGGATTCAAAGTCCAAAGTGATGACCACTACACTACAGAAGCTTCATCAATACTATGAGTTTCTTCTTTAAGCTCATTTACATATTTAAATTGATATAGTATTAATGAAAATAATCCAGCGGACACATTTGTGATTGTCATGGGAATTATGTTATAATGTATGGAATATATGAGAGCCAACACACTCGCAATCAGGTTTAGGTGTAAGAAAGCGTAATTTATGGCTTTAGCGTCCCTATGTTTATAGACATGTACAATCTCTGGGATAAACATGAGACATATCAGTATTGAACTGACAAGCCCAGAAATATCTATGAGGTTCATACTTATAAGATATTATTTTCTAATGTTTAAGTAGGTATGATTTGGATCATTTTGATTCTTCTCTTGATCGCCATCATTTTAAGAACTATCAGACGATCACGACAGGAAGGTTACGACTACAAGTGTTTTCTTCTCACTTTACCAAAGGAAGAGGCGAGGACACGACGGTTTATGAGTAACCATAATCCAGAAGTACCAATAGAAATTATTTATGGACCAGATACACGAGATGTTAAAGTCGCAAAAAAGTTTGAAAACCAAATTGATGGGGAGTATTATGAAAAAGCTTTAGAAATGCACTATAACTCCGATGTCAAAAGACCCGATATCACCTACTTCAACCTTGGTGCGATTGGTTGCTTCATGGGTCACATGGATTTTTACAAAAGGTGTTTTGATCAAGGTCTTCGGTACGCGGTGATTTTTGAAGATAATGTCATTATAAAATCCGATAAGCTCTACGATGAAATACAAAAAATTATTGATGAGAGGGGTGATGAATTTGAAATGTGCTTTTTCCATTGTTTGTCAAGGTTGCCAGATAAACAAGATGGCAAACTTGAAAAGGTAAAATGGATTTCAAGTACTAAATGTTATTTGATAAATGTTCAAAATATGAAGAGATACACTAAATACTTTTTACCAATGGATAATCACATTGATATGAAACATGAAGATCTCATCGCTAAAGGTGCCAGAGTTTATTACAAAGATATGCGTCGGTACATGAAAATTGATCGTACCCACAACAGTACAATTGGTCATAGTGATCACGGACGCCCCCAATTCTTTTCAAGAAATCATCCATCTGCGACACTGGATGATGTTAAATGGGGCTATTAAGACCAAGGTATATCTTGGGGTCTGTGACGACACGCGGTTCGTAAAAAATCCGTAAATTTTGTAAAGTCATCTGTAGATTTCATAGAATCCAACATTCTTCCTACATACCTATTGTAGCCCGTGTGTTTCCCCGCATGAATGAGGCGATCTTCTCTCACACGGAGTACAAACTTACCAAGGCGCGTTGGTAACATAATGAGATTCTTACTCGCATTTATGTCATACTTGGCTCTCACAACCATTGGATGCTTCTTGAATTGTTTGGGTATAATGTGATGATCTTCAACAAGACCGTTACCGTGGAGACCCCAACGTACCCTGAACATTTTTCGGGCTAGAGAGCCATACCTCATCCTTATATTAATATAGCATTATAATACAGTGTGAGCTAACTGATTAATGTAGCTAACTCCGTTGGTCAGACCATCGCATTTACGAAAGTGTTATTTTGGCTTTGTATTGCTAATTCTTTTTGTTTGAGTGATGGTTTCATAATTACAAAATCTAAAAAAAGAAACAGCAAAAAATGCTTATTATGTAGGTGGTACAAGCATTTCCCTTGCCTTGTGTATAGCTTTGATATCATACCAATACTTTTCAAGAATGAGACAAGTAAAGGGAATGGGTGCATTTCAAACTTTAAATACCACAACGAGTGGATTTATTAAAGTAAAATACAATTTGGGTTAAAGATAATAATTTTAATATATACAATATGGAATTTATATTTGAATTAGAAAATAATATACCAGATGAAATATGTAAAGAAATTATAGATCGTTTTGAAAGTGATAGTAATAAAAACCCGGGTGTAACAATTGATGGTGTTGATGAAAAAATGAAAAGGAGTACGGACTTATATATAAGCAAATGTAGTAATTGGTCTGATATAGATAACTATTTATCCAAAAAATTAACTGGTGCTATAAAAGAATACATTGCACATCTTTCAAAACAAAATATTATAAATAATAAAGTAAATTGTAATTTTAGTGACACGGGATACCAAATTCAAAGAACCAAAAAGAATGGGTATTACAATTGGCATAACGACGCCATTGATAATAGATATCTTACTTTTATATGGTATTTAAATACTCTTGATCCAGAGATCGATGGCGGAACTACCGATTTTAAATGTGGAAAAATTATTACACCTAAAACAGGTAAATTGTTGTTATTTCCAGCAACTTGGACATATATACATAGAGGTGCACAAGTTATTTCCGATAATGCGAAATATATATGCACAGGTTGGATTTGTATGCTTTAAGAATTATCTTTTACATGTGGGACAACACATCTAAAAGGTAAAATTGCTCCCAATGGGTCTCGAACCCATGACCTCGGCGTGCACTTACGGGAATGACCCCGCCCAAATATACCCAAGTATAAGCACCGCGCTCTAACCAACTGAGCTATAGGAGCCTTCACAGTTCATACTGCGTAACCGTAAAACGACCCTTCTGTTTTACTGTAGGCTCTACAAAGAGCTGGGTTATCTTTTCTTTACCACGCGCGGTACCTTTAACTTCTTTCATCTGTTTATCAATTGTAGCTTCTGAACGGAAGATAATATTAGAAGTATTGTAGTATTCTATCCCATCTTCCATTATAACCATCACCGTATTAGGTGGTGAGGTTGTGGCACCCACAAACTTGGGGTCCTTGTACAAATGTGAAAACATTCGCACCTTAAACTAAGCGAAGATAATCCTTGAAGGGTACAATATTTGTCGCACCCTTGATGAAATCTCTGTTCTCTTGGGCGTACTCAAAGGCTTCCCGTACCATTCGCTCCGCAAGGATTGAATCATAGACACAGGGTTCAACATCTCTGATGAGGTAGCCGGGTGTAATAACCTTGGGCTTTACTGACATACTTGTGAGAAGGTGTTCATATTCACAGACTTCCGAAATGATAACAACTGCGTACCCTCTCTTAGCATAACTGTACTCAATAGCCGACCTGTAGTCTGCCTTTGTTTCGGGAGTAATGACATTCGTAATCTTAGAGTTTCTCGCGAGACCTGCGTGGGTTGCCAAGTCACTGTTTCCTCTACCCGGTACTTCCAAGAATACAATTGAATTTGTTGAAATTGCCTCAATGTACGCGCAATCAATGTAACGCGCAAGTTCTTGAACAGCTGTTTGGAAACCAAGGGATTCAAGACCTGGCATATCATTGAAAACCGTCTTAGCGATACCTATGACGTTTGTATCTACGCGATCATCAAGGGCTAAGTCTCTGGCAGACTTCATAGACTCATTTCCACAGATACAATAGAGACGGTCAAGTCCATTAATATTCTTGACAGCTCTATCAACATCAACAAAGTCATAGGATGTTTTCAAGATGGATCCAGGTCCTTCGTCAATGTGTTCTTGATCAAAGTATGTTTTCACATTCTGATTGAGACCTCTAAAGCCATCTGCGAAACCATGAACATGGTTACCCTGACTCTTTTCACGAAGGGTAATAGAACGAATTACAGTATTCACGCCTGGACATACACCACCAGCGGTAAGGATGCCAATGTTCATCTTTGAATTACATACGCGACAAGTTTTTATGTATGTATAATCTATAGGAATGTCTCTGGAAATTGTGACATACGCGAACAAGTCTCAGGGTATGTTTGAAGAGCTTGTCAATAATGAGTTTGGTGTTCCAGTGACTGTATTGGGTTGGGGGACCAAGTGGAATGGGTTCAGTGATAAGTACAAGGCGATGACAAAACACCTTGAAACTAAGAATGACGATGACATTGTTATTTTCCTTGATGGATTTGACACAAAGATCAATAAAAATCCACATGAAGTTGTTGAACTTTTTAAGGAATGTAATTGTAAAGTTCTTGTGTCAAAAGATCCAGAAGTTCCTGGCAAACCTCTCACACACCTGATTTTTGGAAAGTGTGGTGAAAAATCTACCGCCAACTCGGGTCTTTACATGGGTTACGCTAAAGAACTGAAGAGTGTCATAGATGAAGCGTTGGCCGAAAAGTGCGAAGATGATCAAACAAATATAAACACAGTTTGTCAAAAATCTGAATTTGTAAAGGTTGATGAAGAAGAGAAAATCTTTAAAAACTTTGGACCTTTGGACAAGAAACACGAAACCGATGCCATCTTTGTTTCGTACCCAGGTTCTCCGGGATTTGATCGTTACACAAGAGCTATAGTTGAATACACACAATTTTTGTACATGTATATATTGTGTCTAATCATTTTGGGTCTAGCTTTATTTCCACAGAGGCAAAAAGTTTTGTTACCTACATTAGTTCTATTTACAAGTTTCTATGCTTTTGTTGCCGATAAGTCATGCACTCTCCATTCTAGCTAGATCATCTATGTCAGTTCTTGAGTGATCCCGACTTCTCCTTTTAAGAGCTGAAACAGCATTCAACCATCTCGTCACAGCTCTCTTTGACGCAATCTGTGACGCGGTCTCATCACTCACAATAATACTCAAACCATTACACACATCCGGTTTATTTTGTTTGTCAGGGAATTCTAAATTAAACGCTTCTATAGATATCGCGGGAAGATCTGGAGCTTCGTCCAAAAGTCTATCATATTCTTCGCGACACTTCTTAACAAAATCCAACACACAAGTACGATCCCCTTCATCAAGTGAAAGTTCCATATCAA